GATCCGCCCCTTTTTCTTACACTAAATAAATTGATGAGTGAGAGAAACAAATGACAGCACTAACACGCAAAAAATCTGTATTGATTGGATTGCGTGTTAGTGCTGTCATTTGTTTCTCTCACTCATCAATTTATTTAGTGTAAGAAAAAGGGGCGGATCCTTTCGAATCCGCCCCGAGTCACTTTGCCTTATTATTTTTATTAAGTTGGCAAACTATTACTGGTTGATGTTCAACACTTGGAACTTACGATAGTAAACGTTTGTTCCGTCGGATAGAGCACCGTTGCCAGCACCTGTTGCGAAAGGATTTGCTACGAGACCATAACGTGTCTTGAAGCCGACCTTTGGCTGGTAGGTTGTTGGGTCAACTGCACGAACCATCTGGAGTGGAACGTATGGGCAGTAGAACAAGCCAGCGTCATAAGGTGTTACACCCTTATAACCAACAACAACATAATCTGCACCGCTGACAGAATATGGATCAACATAGACCTTGATGCGTCCGAAGAGCACGCCAGCGAATGTATTACCTGTATCGTCAACAGCTAGATTTGTGTTGTTTGTTAGTGCTGAGTTGTAATCGAGAAGACCTGTCATTGCGAGAGCTGAAGCAACGTCTGTTGAGACGATTACCATGTTGCCCTTGCCACGACGGGTGTCTTTTGCGATCTTATTAGCAGCTTGTTCGATGCGGAATAGAAGTGACTTGTACTTCTCAACCTGCCAACGACCTGATGTACCACCAGCAGCCTCTGTTAGAGTTGAGCTGGATAGGTTTACAGTGTTTGATGTGAGGCTGTTTACGCCGACGTTTGCTGTTGCATAGATTGTACGGACGACTTCGCGGTTGATTTCAGCAAGAATTTCAGTTGACAAAATATTTGTCAATTCTGTTTCTGCGTCGAGACCGTGAACTGCCTTGAGATCTTGTGCGAGTTCGAGAGTGTAAGCTGCTTGCAAGCCACGTGAGTTGGCTGTAACAGCAACACGATCGATCTGGAAGCCCATGAACTTCATCGTTAGATCTTCTGCAACTTCTGTTGGGAGACCCATACCAGTGTTTGCAAGACCGAAGATTGATGAATTAGCATTGCCTGGGTTTACAGATGTGCTAAATGCAGTCTGTGTACCGTTACCAGAGTGAGCGGTGTTTGCTTCCTGGAACAATGCTTCACCACCACGTGCTGATGAAGAGGCGAATGTTGAACGCATTGCGAAAATCAAACCTGTTGGACCAGTCATTGGCTGAACGCCGCAGATGTCATAAGCCATTAGGTTTGGAAGAGCACGACGAACAAGACCGATTAGAACTGGGTCAAATCCGTTGATGCCGCCTGCATTTGATGAAAGACCACTGATTCCTGCTGAGCCCATGGAATTAGCTGGTGCTGTTTCCCATAGGTTTTGCATTGAACGTGATTCTTCTACTAGGGCACGCTCTTGATTTTCTAGAACGAGTGCAGTAACTGCGCGCTTGTAAGGGTCGCTGATTGCTGGGAGTTCTGGGTGATCAAGAACTGGTGCCCACTTTTTTGCATATGTTTCGTTAATATACATTTAGTGATACCTCAGTTAATTGAAATTAGGCTTTTGCAGCCGTTTTTGATATTGATTGAACATAACGATTCATGATACTATTAGTCTGTTCTACTTCTGGTTCTTCATTAAGAGCGACTTGCTGAAGTTCCTTTACCTCACTTCTCACTTGTACTTTAGCTGGGAAGTAGTTCTCGCGTAGTACTGCGAGCTTTTCTTCAAAATCACCTTCTGTGGTGAACTCCACACCCTCTGCGAGTGCCTTCATTTTTCCTGCTTGAACTGCTGTGAGTCCAGAGCAGAAAGATTCTGTTACAATTGCTTTCTTAACAGCATTTAATTGCTCTTGAAGATCAGCGATTGTTTCTTCTTGTCCTGCAACATATTCGTGAACACCCTCGACGTATTCTGCTGCTTGATCAAGTTCTGCTGCAAGTGTTTCTGCAACATCAACTTTCTCTTCAGGAATTTCGATATAGTGTTCTTGGAACAATGAGCGGAGACCAGAGATAAAGTCTTCAGCGAGCTCGGCACGTAGACCTGTCTCGATAGCAACTTGATTCTGTTCCATCCATTGCTCAACGACATAGTTGAGATATTCGTCAACTTGTTCAGTCAGACTGTCGCGAATTTCGTCATAGGCTTCAGAAAGAACTTGATCGTTCTGTTCCATGACTTGTTCTAGAATGGTTTCGACGCGAGAAGTCACTGCTGATTCGAAAATCAATGTGGCTTTTGCGCGGAATTCTTCGGATAGAGATTCTCCATTGAACAGAGCGTCAACGTCTTCTCTCATGTGACCCTTGAATTGCTTTACCGCTTCTTTGATTGCGAGCATTCTTTCTTCGCGAATTTGCTCTTCGGTAAGTTCAGTTGTTTCCATTGTTGTTTCTTCTCCGTTCATATGTAATTCCTCAATGCTTTCATTCATACCTTGTTGTTTACGTTGTTGATCTTTCCAGCCTTTAGAAAATGCTTTCCAAGCATCCCCAACGACTTGACCTGTTGCACCTGCTTGTGCTGCATCTTTCCAATCTTGACCAAGAATTGCACCACCAATACCTGTACGAATGGCTGCTCTTCCTGTTCTCTTAATCTGATCGACGACTTGATCACCATAAGTTTTTTCTTTTGGTGCATTATTAATTGGTCCTGCTGCATCTACTGCATCACGACCACTATTGACAGCAACTGATGAACTGCCACCACCACCTGCGCGATTAATTGGATTTGCGTGCCATGTATCCATGTAATCCCAATCATTGTCACCAGCAGGACGATTTGAATCTGGGCGCGGTGCTGGTCCTGGTGTTACATTTGTTGTCGTTTGTGTTCCACGATCTTGTGGACCAAATCCACCTTGCGTTCTCCAGGCATCTGGATTTTCGCGACGTGATTTTTCTGTGTCAGAAAGATCAATAATTGGTGGCTTGTTATAATCACCAGTGTAAATATAATTTTTTGTCTGTCGATTATACAAATCCATAACACCCTTTGCTTTACGCTGGGCATCAGTCATCATTTTTTCTTTGCCTAATTCAATATCTCTTTGAATTGTTGGACCAGCATCTGGTGTCTTATCAAAAATACTTTGTTCTTTACCAGTTAGAATTTTTTGCTGATCTTGTCTTCTCATTAATTCGACAGCAGCTTTTGCAGCATCTTTCTTTTTCTTCGCATCAGCTGCAGTTGTGGAAGATGATGGATTTCGTGCCCAATTCATGTCAGTGCCTAATCCACCAACTAATGCAGCACCACCAAGTGCTGCATTGCGTGCTGTGTTAGTATTTCGCACTGTTGTGGCACCAGCCTTTTCTTTTGGTGTTAGTTTTGTTGCTTTTGGACCACGAAGGATTCGATTTCCAGCTGTAACAATTGCATTTTCTTCAAGAATGTCAGCAATCAATGTTACATCTTCATCAGACAATTGATCAACAAATGATGAAAGTTGTTCTTCATTGAGAGAAGAAAGATGATTTAATAATTCTTCTGCTTCTTCGGCAACTTGTCTTCTTTGTGGACCTCTGCGAATTCTCCAACTATCTGCATAATCTGCTTCATTGTCATCTTGAGCAGCTGCTTGTCGTACTTGTGTTCTTTGTGCTGGTGGTGGTGCTGCAGCAACTCTTTCTTCTTGATCATCTGCTGCTGTTTCTTGCCCTTCATCGCTTCCGCGAGTTAATGTATCAACAGTTGCTTTTGTTCCGCTGCCACCAGACAATTTTGCTTGAGCAACGTTTGATGCAAGATCACCTGCTGCTTGTGAGCCAGTTAAGTTACTGATTCCTCTTCCGAGTGCATTTCCTGCCATACCAGTTACTGAACCGAGTGCACCAGCCTTTGCGCCTTGTGAGAAACTACCACCTTGAAGTTTGCTGCCAATACCACTCTTAATTGCATCACCTGCAACGCCTTTAACTACTTTACCAATCGCAGTCTTACCGAGAGCAGCAACACCCTTACCGAGTGCACTTGAAGCAAGTTTCGAACCAACTGCGCCGACTGCTTTACCAACTGCAGTGCTTGCAAGTTTACCACCTAATGCACCAAGTGCGGTGCCGACGCCTGGAAGCGCGAAAGAAGCAACTGTACTGAATAGTGGATGCCTAATGATTTTCTTGGCAACTTTACCGACTGCCTTCACACCCTTCTTAACTGCTTTTTTAATCTTCTTAAGGAACTCAACAAGATATTCTTCGTTAAGAGAAGAGAGTTGAATTGCTGCAACGAATTCTTCTTCTGAGAGATTGGCAATATAATCATCAAATTCTTCTTCAGAAAGAGTTTGCATTTCAGTAATGAATGCTTCTGAACTTTCTGATAGTGATTGGAATTCTTCGTCTGTAAATTCTTGTTCGTGGAATTCAGCGACAACGTTTTCAACTATGAATTGAGCAACGGCTTCTTCACCATATTGTTCAACGAGTGTTTCGCCGAATTTTTCTGAAACCAGATCTTCACCATACTCTGAAACATATTCTTCCATGATTAAAGTGAAAATCTGATGATCACCGTATTCAGTGATTAGATTTTCTAGAATCATTTCTGCACCGTGTTCAGCAATAAGGCTTTCCATGAGTTTGTTTGGATCTTTCTGCTCTTCTTCGCCTTCTTCTGATTCTTCTTTTTCTTCGGCTTCTTCGCCTTCAACAGGAAGTTGCTTAATTGCTTCGGCAGGAGCACCAGCTTGTCCTGGCTTTTCTGCAGGCATTACTTGTTGTGCTGTTGCGGCACCAGGAGAAACTACGTCACCTGATGCCATCTCACCACCAAGATCTGCAGGTGGGTTCATCATAGCAGCCATTGGAAGTGGTTCTCTTCCAGCATTTGCAACCGAAGCCGCAAGAATTTCTGCTGCTGATTCGTGTAATGTTTTGTGACCCATTTAAAACTCCTGAAACGGTAATATTATTTATAAAACTTACAACTTTGACAAAAAGTTCTCAAAGATCTTCAATGAGATATCATCTAGTTGTTTCTGTTTTGCTGTTTTAATTTGATCGTAGTATTCGTTAATGTTTACTTCTTTGACCATTCCGTTATCCCAGACCCACTCCTTTCCTTCCATGATTCCCTGTACAAAAGCACCAGGAGCAGAAGGATCTGCAACAATATCTGCAGCCGTTGCAAGGTAAAAGTCTGGTTGCACGACGTTTACGCCATCAATCATTTTAAGTGAACCCATACCACGTGAAGATACTCCAAGAGTAGCCCCCGCTTCCATTAGATTCTTTGCGATCTTACCCATTGGTGTATCAAGAATCTTAGCCTTACCCTCAAAAATATTACCGTTTCTGGAGATATTCGTAATCATATGAGAGACGCGCTCTAGATTAATCGTTGGAGACTCTGGATGTCCAAGTTCGCCGAAAGCACGATTCTTATCCACATATTCCTTCATATAGCGATTTACTTCGTTTTCGAGGACTGTAACTGGATATGAACGACCATTGCGATTCTTTGTCTCGGCGACAAGAAATGGACCTTGAATGTATAGAGTCTTAACACCGTTGTTTTCTTCGGTGATCAACTTTACTTCTTCGACTGTTTCTGTAATAAGTTTCATGTTTCTATTCCTTTAATCCAAGAGAAGCACGTCTTCTCATTGATCTTTTTCTTCTCATAAGAGCACGTGCCATCTTTGCCTTTCTCTTAATCTTACCACGACGCTGTCCGCGTTTTCTGCGGAGTCTTTCAGCCATAGACATGCGCTTCAACTTACCACCACGAACTGTAAAACCTTTAACTGCAGAAAGTTTCTTTCTTCTTTGAACCTTTCCACCGCGAACACGAGCCTTTACAATCTTTGTGCGACCTTGTTTGATCACATTTGGATTTCTTTTTGCTTCGTCAAGTTGTTCAGTCTCCTCAGCAAATTGTTGCACAGGAAGTCCACTTTTTTGTTTTCCACGCCCACCGCGAGGTCTATCAGGAGCAGCAGGCATTAGTGCTGGCTGTTCATTTGGTGCTTGTACTCCTGGCATAGGTGCCATTGGACGTTTCCATGGTGGAAGTGGTTTCTCGGAGTTTTTTTTCTTTTTATATACGTCAATAAGATTTTTGTAATAAGAACTTGGGCGATGAGGTAGCAATATCATATTATCCACAACATCACCTAATGTCGCATCACCAATTTTATTGGCAGCACCTCGAACAACATTACCAGCACCTTTCAAAATTGCTTTTGGAACTTCACGCAATTTCATGTCACGAAGTGGACGTTCTGGTCGTTTCGTTTTGATTGTAATTTCTGGTATCTTTGGTCCAACACCTTCATGTAATGTGTGAAGTGCTTGATGGTCTGCAACCATTGTTGCTGGAGATTTTTCAAGTGGATTTGGAAGTTTGTTATACAGATCCGAAACTTGTTGTGAACTTATTTCGGGATTTGACATCACTTCGCGTCCAGCAATCAATGGTGACTGCATGGTGTCTACTTTTCTACTTATAAATGCATTTGCACCAATTTGTCTTGCGACATTCTTTGATTTTTCTTTATTTGCTTTAATGCGCTCATTGAGTTCTACTGGAGCATTAATTGCAATTGCTTTCTTATAGAGATCTAATTTTTCTGTTGCGATATCATTAAGTCTTGCGCCAATTGCTTCATTTACATTCGTGCGCTTCATGTAATCTTTTAATTCTTTTGATTTGAGAATGCGTGGATTTAAATACTGCATCATCTTAATTCTTAATTCTTCTTTTGGATCAAAAATTTTATCTTCTTTTTTCTTTTCTTCTTCATCGAAGTCATCATCAGGTTTTGTCATTTGTTGTGCTTCTTGTGATGGCTCTTCTTTGATTACATTTGCAAGAACATCGCGTGCAACAAGATTTGCAACATCGATGTTCGTATCTGTTGGTTTAACACCATATTTTTTTCTTTGTTGTTCTTCTTTGCGATCAACAAATTTCATTTCATTCTCAGACGGACGTGATGAGCGATCCCTACCCAATTCATAATTGGATCCTTTACGGTCTTCGAATTTTTCTGGTGCTGGTTTCATTTAATTAAAAGTGCAAATTGTTTTACTTTTTCGAATGAATCTTTACTTTCTAGAATCATATCATTTAATTTTGTTTTATTTTCTTCGTTTAATGAATGATATACCTCATTGATTTTATTCATTGTAGATTTTTCTACTTGAATTTCTTCGCCAGAGGCAAATACAACTGGAACAAATTCTTCGTTTACATATCCTTTCATAGAATTTACTGGACCAGAGCCCATCGTACTCACAGCGCCAAATCCTGTACCAGATTGATCATATGGAATAGGAAATGTTAAACCATATTTATTGTCAGTATACATAGCAACTCTTTGTCCATTCGGGAACATGCGAATTGCTTGACGTTGTAAAACAAGAACTGCTGGCGGCACAAATGCTGCTTCGTTTAAATTTTGTTTTTCTTCCTTTACAACATCACGCAACACACGGCGCAATTGACCATCTGATGCGTTTAATATTGTTGGAATTGGAACAGCAGAACTGATCTGAGAAACAGCAGTTCGTTTTTGAGTGTTTAATTTTTGCAAAACATTATAGTGTGTAAGTTTTGGATTTTTTTGTAAATTCTCAACATAATCAGAAACTGCATCTGCAGCTAGTGAGACACTTACAGGTAACTTGAGTCTAGTTTTAATTAATGTAACACGATTCCGAATATGTTGTTTAATATTCGGTTTCTTTTGAGGTGCTGCCTCATTGAGTTCTACATTGTCAATATTCTCTGAATCCATTATGCTTCTACTGTTGCCTCTGTTGGTGCTTCAACAGAAACTTCTGCTGGAGCAGCATCCATTTCCATTTCAGCTGGAGCGGAAATGAAGTTTGATGCAATTTCTACTTTTTTTACTTCAAGCGCATCAGCAATTTTACCTGCGAGCGCACCTTGGAAAGCATCTGCTGCTAATTCGCCGTCTTTTGCAAAGATCGCATTAATTAAAGATTCACTATTCATAGACTACTCCAATATTTAGATAATTATTGTTGTGGCTGCTGTTGTGCAGCAGCTTGTTGTTCTGCTGTAGCCTGTTCAGGTGCCGCTACTGCTTGTGGAGGAGCATATTGAGCCTGAATCGCCATAATTTGTTGATTCATCACGGCTTCTTCTTGAGCCTTTGTAATGGCTTCTTGCTGCTCTTCCATACGTTCGGTTTCTAGTTGC